TCTTGTTGTGCTTGCTGTCGGGCGTTTGCAAGTCTTATTTGTCTTGCTCTTTCGATTGCTTCTTGATTAAACATATACCAAACCTCCTAGCCTAATCTCAAACCAAGTCTGTTAAGTAAGTCAGCATCACTCTTAGACAAGTAGCTGTAGTTGTAAGTTTTGCCAGAGGCATTAGTGAGCTTCTTATTGCCGTTATATTTAAGAATTTCAGACAATCTCTGATATTCGTTAGTATCAGTTCCAAAGTTGTTAGCGATTGCGTTGAGAATGTTGCCATTTCCGCTTGCACCGCCATTGCCAAAGTAGGCAGTACCAAATTTAACAGCATTGCCAGTTTTAGTATTATAGAACTGTAAGCCACCAGAAGCATCATTATTCGCATTATATTTCTGCTGTTGTGTAGTAGCACTATTGAGATATTTGCTAATACTATTCTGCGCTGCGAGTTGTTGTCTTGCGAGCTTGTCCTGACGCTCACGTTCAAGCTCATCATAGTAGCGTTGTAAGCCGAGCTTAGTGTCTTGGTCGTAAAGCGCAGCAAGTTGCGATTCAAGAGAGAGGCGGTTTGAGTTTGCCTGAGATTGTGCGTTTTCAAGAGCTTGGCTTTGGTTAGTGTTGAGCTGTGTCTGGGCTGGAACGAATGTCTGTTCATAATATCTGCGGTTTGCGATATTTGCAGCACCACCGAAAGCTCCACCTGTTGCGGCAGCTTGCATAGAAGCCCTAGAAGCCGCTTGATCTCGTTGAGAGTTTAATTGGTTCTGTTGGTTTGCGTAATTCTCGTTGATTTGTTTCTGAGTCTGCTCAAGATTGCCTGCGATTGCGTCGATCTGGTTCTGGAGTGCATTTCGAGAACCCTCGGACGCTTTTCGTACCTCGGCAGTATATTGCTCAAGAGTTTTTGCCACGATAGTTTTCCTATCGCATCGCCATTACCTTTATTATAACACATTTTAGAATGGAGAAATAGAGAGATTGACAACTGCATTTGCTGTGAATGCCGTAGTGGTCGCATTGTACCCATTCAGAGTACACGCGAAAGTGTACTGTGTAGGGGTGGACTGATATACAGACAAGTACGCAGACCAGCTTTTGTTTGAGTAGTCATACGAAAAACCGACATTGTTTCCAGAGTAGTTTTCGTTGTCTAGGCTGCTAGTGATATTCACATTCTCAAAATAAGCTCCCTGTGGTACTGTAATGGTCGAAGTGTATATAAAAGAAACCGAGCCATCGGAGATATATTTTGATGGTACAGAGAGTGACAAAGTATATCTGCCCTTCTGTTTAGCTGCGGTATAGTCTGAGTTTAAGATAAACCTATCAAGTTTCATACTTCATCTCCAAATATCATATATCGGAATGTTGTGTCGCTTCCATTCGGATTTCCGAATTTTACCGTTGACGTATTGACTGAAACGCCCGAGAGTTCGCCTTGGAATGAGCCATTGTTTACTGGAGATAATATATTCCACGTTTCATAATCATCTAGTGGGCCAGTTTCTTTGTCTTCCCAAGCGCGCACTTGTGGAATATATCCTAAACCGTGCGACACGGTTTTTGTCGTGTTATGCGGAACAGATATAGTACCACTCTTGAATAATTTTGGATAGTTAAACTCAGAGTCAAACGTGAAAGCGGTGGAATCCCCTAAAGTGTCGTCGTAATCGCCCGAGTAATCTGGTGGGAGAAATGAGAAAATACGAAAATAAAGCGTTTTTGAGCTTTCTGCGGTGTGTTCTGCTGAAATGCGGATATGTGTTGAATCTGCGCCGATAATAATCATAAGGTCTGGTCGTGTGCCTGTAAATACAGGCATATCGTTCGCTAGATCGTAAGCAGGCTGGAAGTTAGCGTTTGTAGACCATTGACCTATTATCCACGGTGTAAATGGTAGTCCGTGTGCGACAGACTTATGCGCAGCGTTGAAATACTGTCCAACAGGCACAGTAAGGCTAGTTTCCATTTTCCACACCAAGATAGGGATAGGGTAGTCTGTTGTAAGCATAAACTTGCGAGCGTCTTGTGCCATTACTCTACCTCATTCAGTACGTTATACCCTTCTTTTGTAACCCATATCCCCGGTCTTCCGTCTTTTGGAGCTTGTCCGATAAGAATACGAGGCGTGCCAGTTGCGTCGTAAAATACTTCGCCATAGCGACCGTTAGGAAGGCGACCAGACTGCATAGCGGTATTGTTGCCAGTTCCCTTGATAGTCTTTGAGTTGGTTTCAGCATCAAGTTGACGAAAGTTGTCGTTAATACGCCTAATCACGCCCTGCAAGTTTGTTTTAGAGCTTAATGGTGTAAATCTATTCGGCATATTCCTCCTATCTTATTCTTTGCGTTTGAACGGTTACCGTGTGGCTTCTAAATACCACCGGCTCATAAGCTGCGATATGTTGATAGCGGAGCTGGACGCGGTAGAACTCGCCGTTAATCTGAGGAATGGTCGAGAGAACAGTTGGAGTAGTTGGAATGCCATAATTGCTTGGCTCGTCCCATACATAGTTTTCCACAACTGTTCTAAGGTTTTGAAGGTCAACTGAGAACGCATATTGTACGTTATCCGTATAGTCAAGAGCATAGCCACACTTTACAGAGTAAGGTTTAGTAGTTGTAGCGAACTCAGGCCTCCACTTAGGAATGCGTTTGAGCTGGCTGGTAGTGCCAAAGTGTTCGTATGCGGTTTCAAGGTTGAAGTTAATCGCCGAACCTAAGTCTGAGTAGTTATTGTCGTTGGCTTCGTTAATCATAATGAGGCCAATCTTCGAGTGTCCACAGAGGAAGCGGTTTGAGCTGTTTTGACGTGCAGAAGTTGCTGAAACATAGCCGTTAGTGTCAAAAGATTCCCATCTCTTGAGGTTAATGTTAAACACTAGACAATGATCGTTAGGGCCTCCTGCTGTGCTCGGGTAATAGACATAAAGGCGGTTATCATAGAGGTCAATCGTGATTTTCTCTTTATTTGGAATAGCGTCATAAACGTTCTGGATAGTGTTCTGGGTAATCGAGTCCTCGTCCATACCGTTAAAGCAGTAAATACCGGTGTCATTTGCAAAATAAGCGTAGTTGAGGTCGCATACGAGCGATTCTTGGCTAAATGTTCCATTCTGTGCGGTACATTGGCTCTGACTCCATTGGTCTGCGGTTTGTGAGTAGATTTGGTACTTATTTCTGCGAGTTAAGATATAGTAAACACCGCCGAGGTTAAACATAGCGGTAATTGGATCGCCGGTCTTTATTGCTGGCACTTGCTCGTAGTAATCACGGTCAAACTTATCGTATGATGAGATAACCGTACCATTGTAGTTGTAAGTAAATGGATAAGTCCAGAGAACTTGTGTATTTACATCAGCGTTGAAATAGACGATGTTTGCGTCAGTACCGCCCATAATGTTAGACGGTTTGATACCGAGGTCTGTACCAGTTTCGAGGTCGGTTGTAGTAATCGCTGTATCACTCCAGCTATTGCTTGGGTCTATGAGGCGTGGCGACTCTTTGCCGTCTGCATAACGAATCATATTCTGGGCTTGGTAGAAGCGTACTTTTTCTACGCCAGCAGGTAAATCGCGAATCTTCGTTTTCGTACCATCTGAGGCCATCCGATAGAGCGAGCCATTCTGCACGAATAAAATAGTCTTCGTGCCGTCGATATTAGCCTCAAATACGTTAGAAACACCACCAGCAGTACAACTTGAAACCGTACAGCCTAAAACACCCGAAACTGTCTGAATAACGTAGGTTGCAGCCTTATTTTCTTGAGTTCCAATCTTAATCGAGTAAGTATTTCCTGTGGTTATGGCTGGAGCGTCCATAAATACAGCCTCAAGCGTCTGATATGTTGAAGTAATTGCGTCTGGGTTAATAAATGCCTCAGAAATAAGCTCAGTACCTTTATACAAGCCGACACTTGGTACGGCATACGGAGAAACTCCGCTCGACTTAATCTTGAGCTTAACCGAGTAAATTGTAGCGTTTGAGCCTGCGAATGTATATGGTTCAACCTCTGTTATTGCGGTGTCTGTGGTAGCGCTGGATAGGTTTGAAGACAAGCTCGCATAGCCAATCGGAGTGCCGACACTTTTGTAGCCTCTACGCGTCTTATACTCGCCGATACGGTCAAAACGAGCGTCCTGAGCTAGTCTAAGCTCGGAGTTCTTCATTGTATCGTTTGGCTTATATGTAGAAATACCATCAGCGAAGTTTGTGGTAGATGGCGAGCTTTTGCCGGTCGATACTTTTGGTATTGTCTTTATGTTTGTGAACCTAGACTGTACCATAGCTTATACCTCGTTAATTCTGATATTGAATGGGGTTTGAATGCGGTTGCCACCGTCAAACTGACGTGGGCCATACCTCATAGCCATATTTGTGATAAGTTCTGCCTTTTGGTTGTCATAGATTTGAGCATAGTCGAAATTACCACGTCGGCGCTCTGCTCTTGCTAAAGCTCCGAAAATAAGGATTTCGCCGTATTCACTAGGAATTAGAGGGACATCTTCATCATTCTCAAGTTTCGTAGGCTTCGCAATATAGAGCATTTTCAAGGTGTAGTAGTTGTCTGGGTCGTTATCGTTAATAGTTTTGCAGTCAATTTTTGGTAGATAATAGTGTACCTTGTTACCGATTACGGTGTAAAGATAAACTTTCAAGCCCTTATATGCTGCATAGTATTCTCTTGGTGCAACGTATTTAAGCGGCCATTTCATATTGTCTTTTTCGACTACTAAGCGCTCCAAAGTTTGAAAGTCGTTTGGAACTTCAAGCTCGCCAGAATCAAGCGTTTGATAGTCGTAAGTCTTCTCAAAAAAGCTATATGGAACTTCGCCAAAAGTTTCAAAATAGGTTTGGTTGATATAGCGAATTATTCTGTTGTCGTCATACGACTCATCTTGAAGCTCGTCTTTTACGTCGGCTACAAGAGTTGATAAGTTATAATCAGCGTCCATTTATTACCAGACGCACCGCCATTACTTATATTATACCACAAAAAAGGCCCTCAGGTTAGAGCCGAGAGCCTTAATTGTTTCTAGGTGGGTTAGATTACTCTAATTAGCCCGAAATTGTGCTTGAAGTGATAGAAGCAACAGCTTTCTTCTTGCCGTTAAGAACGAATGAATCGTAGATGAAGCGGCCAGTAAGAACTGAACCATCGACCAATTCAGAATCGGTGATGATGCGAGTCTTCATAATTTGTTTAGCACCCAAGAGAGCGTCCTTGTGCCACATAACACACTTGGTGTTTGCTGGGAAGTAGCTAGCTGGGGTAACGATAATGTTGACACCATCGAGTTCGCCTACGAAGCCACGAGGGAGAAGTTTGTCGTTGTAAGCATTTGCGTTGACAGTTGAAACGATTTTGCTCTTGATAGCGACATACATTTGTGGGGTAACGAATGCGAAACGGTTAGCGACAGGAGCTTTAGCTTCATCGAGGTAAGCGTTTGCTTTCATAAAGTCTTCATAGACGTTGTCGCCTGCAGAAACAGCTTGTGAAACTGCAGTTGCACCAGCAGCACCAGCTGCGATACGGTTAGCGTCGATTTCTGGGATAACTTGCTCGTCCATTTCAGCACGGAGAACTTCACCAGCTTTCTTAGCGAGAGCTTGTTGTTCGTAGTTACCACGGTCGATAGTAAGTTTGAAACATTTGTCGTTGTTAAGAGTGTATGGGGTAACGACATCTTGAATTTCGTTGTTACCACCGAAACGGTCGCCTGTTTCTGAGCGGTTATAGTTTGAAGTTGCAACAGTTGTTACTGTATAAACGTTGATGGTCTTGACACCGTCGAAGTCGTAGTTTTGGTTAACTGCGCGATCGGTGTAAGAACCTTTAGCAAAAAGTTGGTCTAACTTGCTTGCATATTTTGAAGCGAGGTTAACTGACATAAAGGTTTGTACTCCTTATAGAATTGTTAAAGTTGTCTAATAGTTAAACAGCTAGAACCCGAGTCCTTCGAGGAATGAGTCGGTTTCTGCTGGTTTGTCGAACTGCATCGAATCGGTAGAACCTTGTTTGGTTGATTTTGCAGCTTGACGTGCAGACATTTCTTTACGAACTTCATTACGGAGTTCTTCTGTAAGGTTTTGGCGCTTTTCTTCAATTTCTGGCTTGGTGTTGCCACCTACAATAGCTAGAACGTTGTCAAGAGTGATAAGACCATTGACGACTTGCACGCCTCTCACAATCGGGTTTCCGTCATAACCTAGGAGCGGTTTTCCGTCTTGACCGATGATAGGCTGGCTCATCCATTCAATCATCTTTTGCTCAGTTTCAGGGGAGATTTGCTTTTCATTCTTCCATCTCTCGGTTTCCAGTTGTGTCTTATAAGAACGCAACTCTTGCAAGGCCTGTTGACCTGCGTCGGAAGTCATCAGAGGTTGAGTGCTATTAGCTAATTCTCTCTCTAACTTAGCTTTCTCTTGCGACTTTTGATAAAAGCCCTTTTCGACATTTTGGTACATCTCTGCGATTTTCCTCACAGCTTGAGGGTCGCTAGGGTCTACCCCTTTTTTCGCTAAGAACTCATCTATTGCATCGCCAGTTTGTGTTTCTTCTTGTTTTTCAGTAGAAACCTCTGACTCTGCACTAGCTTTGTCCTCGCTAGTCGTTTGTTCTTCGTTGGTTGCCTCTACTGCTGGGCTGTTTGTATCTTCACTTTGCTCGGCTTCTTGTACGTCGAAGTCTGAGGGATCAAATAAAACGTCCTCAGTTCCAGTTTGTTCGTCCATAGAACTCTCCTTATTGTTAATATCTGCGTACGGAATCTCTCGATTCCGTCAGCCCAGCTTATCTCACATTTGGCGATGCGTGCGGGCCTTCCCGCATTTAAGTTATTATTCATTTAAGATATAATATGTCTTACTATAACTAGATAAGCTGGTTTGACGGTTGCTATTAGAGTTCTTCCCACTCGGACTACTTCTGGTCTTCTCCTTTCTTCTTTTCTTTCACTTCGGCCTCAATACAGTCGATAAAATCTAACACGCTCTTAATTCCTGCTGCTCTCTGTGTAGCACATACAATCTGTTCGTTAGGGCATTGGAGCTTAAGATACGCACTCTGAGCTGTATTTAGCTCTGACGAGTGCATATCTTTAACTGACTTAATAAATAACTCGCCTTCCTCAGACTCGAAAAAGAAACTATACATTCTTTTCTTATCTTCGTATGTCAAAGGTTCGTTAAGCTCCATAAGCCTCCTCTAAGCTCGGTTGTTCTTCTGGTGCGATTTCTTCTGGAATAGTAATATCAGTCTTAACTTCTTCTTCAATAGGTTGCTCTGCCATAGGTTGCTCTGGAGCGATAATCTCTTGTAATTCTTCGTGGTTAATGTCAGGGAGTGCCTTAGGTAAGATATACTCTTTAATCTTCTGAAGGTTGTTTGTAGAGTCTGCGATAAGCATTTGGTATGCGTTCAAATAAGCCTCACGCTTTTCTGCGTCCTCGAGTTTCTTCATAACGTCGAGGGTTACCATAGGAGTATATTCGCCAAGGAATCTCTCCATATCTACTTGCTCGAACTGTACGCCAGCGTCTGTAATGTTGCGAACATAAAGGTCTTTGCCACCGTAGAGCTGTAAGAGTTTGAATACGATATTTGCCTCTTGGAAGAAGAAGCCGTTTGCGAGGTTTTGTGCAATATCTTCAATACGAAGGTCGCTCTGCCCGAGCATAGCTTTAATCTCGGTAGCAGTAGTGTTATCTGTTGCGGTAACGCCCTTCGAGATTTGAGATGTAGATGAAGCCTCTCTGATTTCGTCCTTGATATTCATTCTCTCGCTAAAGAGTGCCGTTGGAATTGCTGGAGGGTTATTCCAAGTCATAGCACCAGCAGGGAGTGGATAAACCTTGCCCGGAGCTTGTCCGAGTTGGTCGATATAGGTTGCGTACTTAGGATCAACAGTTTTCTCTGGATATACAGCAATAAGTTGAGCTTCCATATAGATTTCTGTAATGGTATTGAGAAGCTCTTGTTGGTCTGCAATAATGTCAACGTCGCCTGTACCATAAGGGAGTGAAATGTCTTTGTATTCGCAGTCGTGAGCGAATGGTAGTAAGCCAGCGTTTAATGGATCGAACTCCTCAGGGAATTCGCCAATGTCTATACCCTCAAGCTCATAAGTGTTGATACGATTAAGCTCCCACTCTTTCTTGCGAATCTCGAACTTTGACTTCTCCATCGCATAGTGTGGGTTCTCTTTTTCTTCGATAATAGCTGTACGGTTAGCGATAACTACGACTTCTTTGCGTGTCCAGATTTCGATAATCTCTACTGAATCTTTATCCTTTGGAGCGATAGAGCCGATAACTTCTTCTTTCTTTGCCTTGTCTGTTTCGTTATCGTCGTTAAGAGTACCAATCTTGTCGAGGTTCTTATAACGTGGCACATATGCACCTTTCTCGAAGTTGTAAGTCTTTTCTGCCTTGAGGTCGCCTAACTTAGTAAAGAATCTACGACCAACATAGTGCCAGCTCTCTGGATCGCGTGCATTAGGGTCGATAATCATATCACGGATAGGCACAATCTCTTTGTGGACGTATCCGCCGTTCTTGTCTTGTATCCAAGTGTAGTAAGCACAGAAGTTGCCTGTGATAAGACCTTGACGACCCATATCCTTATTTTTGCCAGTCCAGTTGTCTTTACGAGCGAAGTCTTGATAAACCTCGTTGAGAATCTTAGTGTCTGCGTCTTGGTCGTGATTGTTCGGAATATAGTTGACTTCAGGTGGGCGGTTAAATAAGGCCGCTACCTTCGTATTAACCATCGAATTAGTCATAGGCACAAAAGCCTCGACCTTGCCCGGATGAGTTACCTTTGTTCTGCGGTTGTTATAGAGTTTCCAGTTGCGTTCCCACCTTTGGTGGTAGTTTTCTTTAGCGTAGTCCCAAGAATTGTTGAACCATTTCAAGTATTTCTGGAGTTTTCCAGATTGCGATTTTTTAGTTGTATAATTTGCGTCTGCCAATGTTTTGCCAAACGCATCGCCAATTACCACCATTATAACATATTTCCTTAATTTTGATAATTACTAAACTCTTTTGGTACAAAAGTTTTGAACTTAAAGCCAGCTTCAAATGTGTTAGTTTGGCCGCGTATATCTTCGATACTCATAACTGCATACTGGAACGCATCAGCACCGTGTGAGTTTTCGTCGTGCTTTGGAGTCTGACTCCAGATTTTATTCTTTACTGAGTATTCGTAGTGATAACCACTAAGCCTCTGAAGACCGAGTTCACAACCCTTCTGGTCGAAGTAGTAGGTCGAGAAGTTACCACGAGCCATATCAATCGCTTTATAGCCTCTGTTTGGTGGTAATACCTTGAATCTAAACTCTGGATACATTTTCTCTAGGTCTTCACGAAGTGTAGTAGCTTCGATTTGGTCTGGGCTTGTAGCACGGTTCGAGCGAGCTTCTGCATCGTGTGGTAGGTAGATTTCGCCATAACGGTAGTTGAGGTCTTTTAAGTCCATAAAATAGCTCGATATAGTGCGTCCGAAGTCCTCAATATACTTGATAAAGTGTACCGAACCTTCGATAACCTGATAGAGCCAGATAGCGGTTGAATCTGACACGCCTAAGTCGAATGCTGCATAGACAACCTTGTCTGAGCGGTATGGATAGTCGCCGATTCTGCTCTGCAACCTTGCTTCGGATAGTTGGCTAGAGAAGATACCACCTGTTTGTTCGGATAGTGGCTCGCCTTCCCAAACGTGGCGGTACATATCAGGGTTTAAGACTCTATACGCCTCGCGTTCTTCTATAACCTCTTTTGGCAGGTAGTCTTCAATATCCGTAGAGTTAATATGCTGAATAAAAGTACGACCATCGTCAAACGGTTTTGCATCTGGTAGGTTATTCTCGCCGATAAGAGGTTCTACGATTCTTTTTCTGTATGGATCGTGTATAGACAAACGGTTAGCCGAGAAGATAATCATAGACTTTTCTTTACGAATGGTAGGGATAAGAACGTCTAACATCTCAGCAGATACGGTCTGTGCTTCTTCTATCCATACAATATCGACATCTTCCAAACCCTTGATTCTTTGTGCGTCGATAGCACCTTTATTCTCGCTAGTTCTTAAGCCTTTGAAGAATATCTCCGAGCCATTAGCGAACTTGAGCTTCTTATCTTGGATAGTCCAGCCCGGCAACTCTTTTTCTTGGATAACAGACACTAGCGCCTGTTTAACTGATTCGGTCGTAGTATTCTCATACTCACGAGCAGGGCAGATACGAAGTCTGTCTTGCATAGCCACCAAAATAAGCGCCTGTGCGATATTCTTAGTCTTACCACCTGCACGACCTGACTCCTCGACAATATAGCGCCTATCCCTAGCGATGATATGTTTTACCGCTTCCTCATAAGCCTCAGGGAAGTTGACTTCTACTTCCATTATTTCTCCTCTCTGTTAGCCTGAACCTCGCCTCGGCTAAACCTATTTGTTAAGTTGTTTGGGTTATTAGAGTTGTAGATAATCGTTCTCTTATCGTCTGCGTAGCACAACTTGAGATTTGGTCTATTCTTGAACGCGTCCTCAAGCCAGAAGTAGTCTGAAGCGATAATGCGCTTAATATCGAATTCGTAGCGTTGGAACTCTGACGTCTTATAGATCCAAGACCAAACATTCCAGTTTACGAGTGGTTTATCGTGCCAGTCGCACTCAACACCAGTATCTTTGTAAATCCATTTATAAGCGACAGCATCCCAGTCGTAATTAGTGCCTTCTAGCACATTTGCTAAGTATTCTGGAGTAATATCGTCATCGCAGTCAACATAGGTAAAATAAAGCCCTTTTGAGAGGTTTTTGCCAGCATTTCGAGCAGCAGCTTCACCAGCGTTCTCTTGGTAGTGGTAATCAAAGCCGAACTCGGCGCATAAGCTTTCCACAGGTTTAAGCCACTCTTGTTCTTCGGTTGATCCGTCGTTCACTACGATAACTTGGACTATATCTTTAGCCTTCTTCTTCTCGATTTGTTCCTCGAGCTTAAACAATAGCCGCGTACACATTTCTAAGCGGTTGTATAGTGTGATAACGATAGAAACTCTATAGTTTTCCATTTAGTACCTTCTCCCATATAGGGTTTACTTTTTCTTCGTAGCCTGCGACCTTTGGAACTTGCTTGAATATCTTGTCTACATTTAGGTTAGATAGGTCAAAGTCGAGAAGATAACCGTTCTCGCCGTCCTTGATAATCTTTGTAGCTTCCGTGAACTTGGTAGCGATAACCGGAACTCTTTGTTGTAAAGCTTCACGAATAGAGTAGCAGTATGCCTCTGTGTCGCTACACTGGACTAGATAATCAGAGAACTTCAGAAGCTCCCTAGTGTAGAGCTGTGGTTGAACGATAATAAACTCGGGAATACCACGGATAGCCTCTACATATCTTTTGTTGGCTTCACTATCGCCAGCGTTCAGAGTAGAACATAACAGCCAGATGAACTTGTAGCCTTTTCGCTTGAACTCTCGTGCCATCTGGATAACACGACCGATACCTTTTTCTTCGCTGGCTCGGGTAAGGGAAATAAAGACCATAGGGCGCTCTGTGTCAGCTTTTGCTAGGATATTTGGTACAACTACTGAATCGTAGCCGAAACCCTCTTTCAAGCCCTTCTGTGCTGTTTCAGAGGCCGAGAAGATAGCGTCTGTGTGAGGGTTTATGTCTAGTCTAAAGTTAGTCCAGCCGTTGACCTTTTTAAGAGCGTTGAAGTCGCTATGAATCGCCTGATATACCTTCTTGGCTTTAACTCTTGGAAGTAAAATATCGCTACCATCATAGTTAGCGTTAATAAGTACGTCACATTCGTATTGTCGGTTCGAGTCGTCTAGTATAACGGTAGCATATCGGCTCAACTCCACCATCTGTGTCTTGTCTGCTTGAGAGAATACGAACACTATGTTCCTATCTTCAAACGATCTAGCGAGGTTATTGTCCCAAGTTTCTATTCCACCGATAACATACAGAAGTTTCTGGTAAATAATAACCTTTGGCCCAGTCTTTTTCTTCTTGCCCCGGTAGTCTATGCGGGTTGGTTCAACCTTGATACCGTTGCATAACATTTCGTTATATCTATCAAAAGTACACTCGAATTTCTCGCCATACTTTCGCATAGTGCCTGTTTTTATGTCTAGGAAGTCCATTAGTGCTTTTACTTCCATTTATTTAACCTCCTTAATTGTTTCTCTCTTGTGCGGTTATGGCCTGTTAAGTGCCATTGGTTGCAAAACTTGCACTTATACACGTCCATTTCTACACAATGTTCTCGCACCTTCTTCTGATTCTCTCTGTTCGCCGCCCAGAAGGTAGGGTATTCCTTCTTGCCAGAGATACAGGTCATAGTGGTTTTCTACCTTTCTCTTTCCTAATCTGGTTGCGAATCATAGTGATTTTCTTATTTGTGTCTTTGATGGACTTCTCCATAGAATCTACTTGGCTCATAAGATGAAATATACGAATGTCCCGGTCTATTTGGTCTTTCAGAGTGTCAAACACCCGCTCGGTAATTTGTCGCTTGACTTCTGCTTGGATAAACTCCCTGATTCTATCTCCGTGTTTTTTAGCTTCGATAAGAGCCTTAACTTGCTCGTCTGACATATCTATATCTGATAGGTTACTTACTCTCATTTTTTGCCTTCCCAAAGTTAATAGTTATACTCTCGATATTTGCATTTAAGGTCAATTCGTTCTTTGCTGGAGCCTCGCCTTTTGTATCTCGTACAAACTCTGCGGCCTTTGTACTACCAGGCTTATCACTCTTTGCTAGCTTGTACTGGTTAATCATAACCGCTTGGTCGTTTGTGAGTCTTGGATCGTTCTCGTCCGGCATTCCACCATATTCTTCCATAAGCTCACGGAAGGTCTTTTTTGCTCTTTTTGCCACTCCACTAGCTATACCACCTTTTCTGCCATTTTCAACGGCTTTCTCACGGCTTTGGTCGCTTGTAAATGGTGTCAGATTATTTACGTTTCCCATTCTTTCCACCTTTCTTAATTTCTATAATTTCTATATCTGGGCCATATGGTTCAAAATCATCATCTCCGAACCAGCTTGTTTGCACGCCGACTTTATGTCCTTCTTCCTTTAGATTCTGGACGAGTATTGCAAGCTCTGCTGGTGTTATTTTTTCATATTCTTCCTCGATATACCTATCTTGCGTAACAAATTCAACTCTATCGACACCAAAAAGGTCTTCGTGG